AAAAGATGACATATCAGTCCTTATCCAAAAGTCTTCGCACGGGTCAGCAATGCACCACCAGAAGATGCACTTCGATCATCGGCAGTTTGTGAATCATTCAAGGCTCGCTCATAGAGTGTTGCCCATGTCTGGATTCTCGCATCATCTTGCAAGTATGGTGCAGCCTGTAATAGCGCACCATACAGATAAATATCGGGGTTTGATGTCAAAAGCCAGTTGGTGGCCACACTGCTTGATAACTTTGTCAACTTTGCGTAATAGGTCAGCTCGGTCGTGTAAGTGGCATCAGGTGTCGGGACAATTCTGAATTGACCACCGACCACACCAAAGAATCTTGGCTTGCCACTGCCGGTGTATTCGGATGCTTTATTGTCCAAGGCATCAATGCTCAAAAACTCCAATGGAGTCTGGGGGTTTGTGCTTGTGAGCTTGAGGGATTTGGTCTCCAAAAAGTCACTTGGCACAGCGCCATATTCCGCATCAAAAGACGCATTGGCCCTGACGATCATCTGCCTGGTGCGCAGTGTGCGTTCCACTTGTGCCTCGGCCAGAGAGATAAAGTCAGGAATGACAGAAGTCAGGTCGGCTCGGTTAAGCCAGTCACCAATGGATGTCTTCAGTTCTGTGTATGTGCTAAGTGCCATCTTTCGCCTCTTTGTCCATTTCCTCTTTCACAACCCAAGTGTGAGGGTGGCCAAACTCAAAAGTGCCAATGTGGCCAATCTCTTGAGAAACATCATGGTCGATGTAAACCTTGTAACCCAGCTCTTGAGCTTTCTTACAAAAGAACACATCCTCACCCATGTAGCCCCGTGTGGTCTGCCATGGCATATCAAACCATGGCTCACTCATACCCTCAAACACCTCGCGCTTGATCAGCATTATGCCCGTTCCAATGCTTCCCACCTCTTCCAATCCAGTCGAATCTGGCATGGTGTAGACGGGAATTCGTTTGCCGTTCTCGTCATAGTTCTGGGCCGTTGGCCCAGTTGGCATTCTGCGCCTGGCACAGTTGGCGGCCACAATGTGTTTGTCGTGCTTTAAGAGTCTTTCCACCATGTCCTGTGGAAACGTCATGTCCGAGTCAATGAAGAGAATGTGTGTGCATCCCTCTTTCATGGCATCCAAGCAAAGGTCAGCCCTTTGGTTTTGGATGATCGTGCCTTGCATCAATTTCAGACTGATAGCGTCTTCGGTGTTGAGTGTGTGATAAGCCACCATATTGACCATGCAGTAGCAATAGTTTGTGTGGACCATGTCACGGGCAGGGGTGCAGACTGCAATGTAATTCATACTTTTCCAGGGCGTGTTCTAAAAAATTGATTGTCGCTTGAATTAAGCCAGCGCTTCATATACTCCTGGTCATCGATCTTGCCCTCGGCCTTCATTTTGTAATAAAGGGATTCGGGGATGGATGCCACCAAGTGCCACTCACCGGTCCAGTTGGCTTTCTCGTCTGTGGCGTTATAGAGCGCCTTGTTGGCCTCCACCACCGCAGTCACATCTTGCTGGGTCTCAATGGTCACATCGCCAGTTTCAGCATTCTCATGCCAATAGCGTTTGATGCCATGATCTTTGTTTTCGCTAAATAGTCTTTTGTGAATCATGTTAAAAAAAGGGCCAAGTTTCCCTGGCCCTTTTGGTTTGCTTCCGATTAAGAAGTGATCAAGTCAGCAGCCAAGCCGTGGGCATTTTCAGCCAACACTTTATGACCCCATTCCACGATCAGCATACGCTTTTCAGCATCGCCAGTCTTGGCCAATTCGACTTGCTGGTAAGGGCGCAGCACTGTCATTTTGGCGTAGTCAGGATCGATCACCCATGCATCGCGCTCACGCTGGAAGCGGTTCGCAATAACTTGCACGTTTCCGAAATCGCTGACATAAATGTCAACAGCTCCGACCAATGTGGCAGGCTTTGCACCGCCATCAATGTTGAAACGGCTGGAGGCAATACCAGTGAAAGATGACACGCGCTGTTTGTTAACAGGACCGCACATCAAAATCTTAGGTGTACCACCAGCAGTCCACACTTTCTGAATCACATTCTTGAGAATGGTTTCAGTAAATGTGCGCACTGTGCCATCTGTACGGGCGCTGTTTGGCAGCGTTGTGTAAGATGGATCAGTACCATCAGTCTGCTTGTCGGTGTTTGTTTTCACAAACGCGCCCAAAGAGGCCGTAGCACGAGCAGTTGTCGTATTACCAGCAGCGGCCACAGCACCATTCAACATGGAAAACTCTTGGTCGCGTTTGATTTCAGAACCACGCTTTGCGATCTGATAAGCCAATTCGCTGCGACGACCAGCTTTGTTGACCACTTCTTCAGTAGCCGACAAGATGATTGTCTTGCGTGAAATCTGTGCGTAGTTTTGCAAACGCACAGTAGCAGTCACAGCGTCAAACGATGCAACATCATCGCCTTCGAGCTGTGCATTTGCAGCAGCACTGGCGAGTGTATCGGTCTGCCACTCAAACAAGCTGTTTGACACGTTTTCACGGCCAATATTGCTCATGTAAGGGGTTTCTTCGGGGGCAATATTTGTAATGATATTGCTCAAATCTTCACGAATACCCTTTGCAGAGTAGGTCGTGAACGTATTGCTAACGATTGTCATAATTTTCTCACTTTAATAAAAGTTCAATTGCAGAAGTCGCATCATCAATGCGACCGGATTTTGCAAGACGCTGCTTTGCTCGCATACCCTCAGTTGTTGTCGAAACCCGACCAGCTGCTCCAGGCTTGGCTGGTCGTGGGCCATTGTTCACCACAGGCTTAATGCCTTGGCGTTTACTTACCATCTGGTCAAACAGTGCCGCTTTGCGCAGCAGTAAAACCAGTCGGTGGTCGTAAACGCTCTTCAAGTCTTCATCGGTAAAGCCTGCCGCCTTCGCAGACTCAATGACCAGCGCCTTCTCGGCCTTTGCCTTCTTGGGGTCTTTCCAATCAGGTAAGGCTGCCAAGAGAGCTTCTTGCTGGCTGGCAAGTTGGGCTTCCATGGCGCGCTGTTGTTCATACTGGGCCACTTGAGAGAGTCGCTGCTGTTCGGACTGAATAGCACCTAATTTCTCTTGTCGCTCCCGCATGACTTCCTTTTGCCTCACCCACTCAATCGGGTCTTCGTGATAAAGACGATCCAGATCGATCTGAGGCTCTGAAGACTGAAGCTGGGCTTGCAATGCTCCCAACAATTGAGCATATTGCTCACGCTCGGCTCGGACTGCATGGGTCTCTTGCTCGACTTGCTTTCGCACTTCGGCAATTTGCTGCGTTTTCCGAGTGTAGTCCTGAGTCCTGGAGTAGCCCTTCTGAAGTTCGTCTAGCGTCACTGCGACTTCCTTGCCATCAACTTTGACGGTGAAAGTCTGTGGCTGTTCGCCCTCTTCGGTCTCTTCCTCTTCTTCGGACTGTTCCTCTGAAGTCTCTTCATCTGGCGCGTCTTCCACACCAGACTCATCCTCTTCAGAAGCCGCTGCCTCGGTGTCCTCTTCGGACTCCTCGGCTGGCTGCGTCTCGTCAAGTTCTGCTTGTCCCTTTTGGGGGGCCAACATTGCCGAGATAGCACTGGTCGCATCGACCATATTCATTGCTTGTATTTCTGCCATAGTAATTTCTTAAATCAGGTTTTTCTGTGATCGATTGATTGCGTTCTGTGCGACTTTGCCGTTGTCCATGATCTTGATCAACTCTTGTCTTAGGCCATCAATGGCCTGCAACATACACCACGCTGTCTCTCGCTTCACAGACTCTTCGGGTTTCGATGAACGAAATGCCCAAAGTTGGTCGCCTTCTAATTTTGCAATTGCAGAATTAAGGGTTTCATCCTCAAGAATCTGCTGGGCTTTTTTGCCCTTTCTTACTTGGTCTTCGTTTGTCACTTACTGTGCCATTCCTTGAAAGGTTGATGGGGGCATCATCTCAGGCGCTGGTGGCTGCGGCTGCTGCACAAACTGTGCGGCTTGCTGCTGGGCCAATAATGCCTGCTGACGCATTGCTTCACGATCAATACTTTGGGCCGCATCAATTTCGGCTGTACTGATCTGTGATTTGTACTTTAACTCAATTTCATACTTTTTGAGATACATATCCTGAGCCATCTTGTCGCGGGTCAGATCGTCATCCATGATCATCTGCTGGCGCTTTAGTTCAAGCTCGGCAGCCTTCTTTTGGATGTCTGCCTTTATCGACTCGGCCTGCACTTGGGCCAAGACCTCCTCTGGCGTGGGTTTTGGCTGTGGTGTTGGTGGCACATAGTCGGCAGGGATATCTTGGAAAAAGCTGGTCGAATCTTTGAAGCCAGATAGCTCTACGATTTTGCGCAGGGTATTACTGAACTGCTGGGGCGTGACCAATGGGTTTGTAGGGCCAAGCTGCTGCAAGATTTGCTCTTGCTTGGCCATGATCATCATCAGCGCTTGGAGCTTCTCGTTTGTGTCGCCATTGCCAAGGGCAATGTTGATGTTCGCATCCATCGACACATCCCAGAACCTTGGATCGATCTGCACCCACTCATTGCGCATCCGCACCATTCGGGCTTTGTCTTGGTGCGTTGTGGCCAAGAACAAAATACCCTTGAATAGCTTTTTCATGCCTTCAGCCAGAATTCGGGCCGTCAGTTCAATGCGGCCTTGGCTTGCGTTGATCGTTGCGTTGACCGCTGCCTTGGTGCTTGACTGCAATGCATCAGCATTCAGACCCATGGCCGCCTTGCTCATGCCGGTGCGGTCTTCCTTGATCTGGTCCATGTATTCCATCATCGGGAATGCGGCCTGACCCACAAATGGCGTGGTCAATGGCTGGACCATGCCAGGCGCGCGCATTCTGATAATTGCACCCGTCTCATTGTTCAAGACATCATCAATGTTGACTTGGCCTTCGACTACCGCAGTGCGCGGGTGGATCGACTGGGCCAGACTGTCCAATGTGTTCCTGAGTATTTCCGACTTGATCTCTTGCAAGTCGCGGGTAATGTCAAAAATCGACATCGCCTCAAGTGGGCTTGTGTGTGGCTCTGGGTCACATGGAAAGTCAGCAAATGGAATGTAACTGGCCGGCAGATTGCGCACCACCTTATAGCCGCCACCCATGCAGCAGACCTTGCGCAGCTCTGCAATGCCATCACCATCATAGTCCACACGGGAATAAGCCTCGATGTAAAGCACTCTGCGCATCATTGGGTTGGCAGCGTCATTTGTGCCAAATGTCGTGGACAGTGGCTGACGCGCTAAATACTCGTCATTGCTGTCTAGGTCTGTCGTTGACAGATTCTCTTCAATCTCATCCTGGTCATAGCCCATGGCCAACAAATCAGCCATGGTGGCCATTTGCCGGTGGGCAATGATGGTCGCGTCATCAAACGATCTGGCGCGTCTGTCCAAGAGCAGCTCTTCGGGTGGCACGGCCATGATCCTGATCCGGCCATCCTTTGTGATGCGCTTGATCTGCACATCATGGACCATGGCGGGTGGCGCCATAACCGGCTGGCCAGTCATCGGGTCAACTGTACTGATCTGCATTTCGTCAATGCTTGGGTCTGGGTAAGAGACCACAATCTTGACCTCACCACCAGGCTCTTGCATGAGCATTTCTAGGGTCTGGTCATCAAGGCCCGTATATTCCTCAATCCGGACCTTCTCTTCATCTTCCCACCAGAATTTCGCTATGCCGCATTTGCGAACCAGTGCATCCTTAAAAATCGCATAGCTCGTCAGAAACCCGTTGTTGTCGTTTTGAAATACATAGTTGGCATAGTCTGTCGCCTGCTGAGCCATCTTCACATCTTCTGGGCCACGGGGTGCAAACTCGACCACATTCTCA